AATCGTTTGTGATCTTTTGACTTCATCCGACCTTGGTTGCGACTCTTTCCTTAAACTTGAGAAAATGAATAAGTGGTTTCTTAATCTTCATGGTGGCTCCGTTAAGCCATTTAATCCTCGCTTCATACAGGGGCGTCGCCCTAAATATGTTCGTAAACTTGGTCCTAAGGTCCGTGCTTACACTCATGCTATAATTCCCAATTTACCAGCCCATTTGAAGTCCGCTTGTGGTCTCACTATGTTGCAGCTTGGTAAAAGTGTTAAACGTGATTTTGATCGGGGTTATAATTATGCATGGTCCATCGATCGTAGTTCTTGGGATGCTTGCATTACCACCTCAGCCCAGGAAGGTTTATTCGATTTTTTCAAAAGAATTAGTCCTTTTTCTAGATTTGAACAGATTTGTTTCAATGCTCAGACTAAAACCTGGGGTGTAACAGCCAATGGCTCTTTTTATCGCGGTCGTGGCAGAGTGCATTCAGGCGATCCCAACACTACCCTCGGTAACACCCTTCTCTCTTTTGTTAGTGCTGAATACACATTGCGCGCGTTAGGCATCACCGATTACCAATTCTATGCTACTGGTGACGATGCCTTAATTTTGTTTCGCGGGAAGCCCCAACACAGTCTTGTTGAGTTTGCTAGCCATCAAGAACAATGCTTTCAAATAGTCACAACCGGAAAAGAAGCTAAACACCCTGTTGATTTTGACTTCCTTTCTGCTTGTCCCTTGCCTGTGGTTGTTGATGGCATTTTAACGTGGTGTTATACACCCCTTTTTGGTAAATGCTTCCCAAAACTCATGTTTTCTATCAGCCTTGAAGCCCATCTCGATCCATTTAATTGGTTGTCCGACTTGTTGTATGCTATGAAATATTTAGTTAATCACCATCCTTGGTTTTCACCAATTCTTGAAACAACTTTGTCCTTTTTAGATGTGCCTACTCATGATTTTGCTGAAAATCATGATCCATATCGTCGTCGTAATGACACTTTGTGTCTTTGTTCTACACTTGCTGATTCTTGGTTAGGTGTTCGATATGGTTCAACTAATGCGCTGAATCTCAAAATAGAGTTGCTTACTGAATTATCCCGTGTTGAGTCCTTGCCTTCTAGTTTAGACCTTCCTGCAATCTTTGCGATTGCAGAAAGGGATAACTAACTCACACGTTTCTCGGGGCTTACGAGCAGTCAAATGTGATCACTTGCTTGCGCTTGGCCAGACCATTGGTTCCGCCTAAGGCCCCGTCTTGCCACTGGCAAAATCCCTTGTGAT